TCAAGGCTTTTTGTTTTTCGTGTTGCATTTCGTGTTGCATAAATCATTGAAGTGATTGTTAGCAATGTCTGAATATTCTTTTGCTTTATCTGAAAGGGCATGCCTGTATACAGCCTTTAGAACCCCATCATTACTCCAGCCACCACGTTGCATAATATAAGCGTCAGGAACGCCAAGGGCGTGTTGGATAGAAGCGGAGTAGTGCCGGAGATCATGAAAGCGGAAATGTGGCAAACCTGCACCTTTCAGGCAATGCTCAAAGCGTTTCGTTATAACATCCGGATTAAGGTCCACGATTCTGCCATGAATTCCCTTCCATTTTTTAACAACGAAATCAGGAAAGTCAATAAATCTATCGCCAGCATAGGACTTGGGAGTTTTGATGATCCATTCCAGATCCTGGTTTAGAACCATGTTCTTGTTTACATGAACGATACTTCCAGAGATATCATCCGATTCCAATGCACAGATTTCTCCACGACGCATGGGACCGAATGCAGCGAGAAGGATAGGAAGCTCCATCTCAGTTCCTTTAACAAAGTCAAGGAGCTGCTTTATTTCATTATCAGTAGGAATATATAGATCAACCCGCTTCTTCTTCGGAAGGGCTGTATTTAGTGCAAATTCTGGACGGTATGCTTTGAAAGTTGCCGATATAAGCCCATGAATATTCCTCACTGTCTTCGGTGAATGGGTAAGAGATTCATAATTTATTACCTTCTGCACATCATCCTGCGTGATCAGGTCTATTTTCTTCTCCATTAAATCTTTACAATATCTTTTACGCATTTTTCTGTATTCAGATATGGTCCTTGGTGACAATACATTTTCTCTGGAATTAATATAGTTATCCATTGCATCTCCGAAGTCTATTGATTGTATACCCGAAAACTGTTCTTTGTCCGCCGCCCATGCAGCGGCTTCTGCCTCACATTTTCGTTTCCCTCTTACAGAAGGATCATCACAAGTGAAAGACTTATAGATCCGTTTCTTCTTCACGGTTCCGTCAGGCTGGATCTGTTCCTCAAAATGAGAGAACACCTGACATCTCCATGACCCAGATGGAAGTTTTTTTGCAGTTGCCATAGTATCTCCTCCTTAAAAATGGGTATAAAAATAACAGCCACACAAACGTTTGGCTTGTGCAACTGCTCCGAAGATGATACAATATTTTTGTTTAAGAGGTATCTCTTCGGAGATTCTATTCGCCGTCTCAGTACGCCAATACTGGGGCGGTTTTTATATTAAAAAGATCTTTTTGAAGCGAATATTAAAGAAATCAGGTCAGAACCATTAATGGATCCATCTATTAATTTTTGCAAGAAATCTCTATCCCATAACTGAATACCTATTTCAGTAGCCAATTCTTGCGCTTGATTAGTATAATATTGATTTGTAATAACAACACCTACTTTTGCGTGGTAGTAATTCATTCCGCCGGTTATTTCATGCACGGCATGAACACCGACATTTGATGAATAACGCTTGCATTGAAATGCGTATAGAACCCCGTTATATTTAGCTAGGATATCTACACCGAAATCATTGCTAGCAGGAGTTATAGTTATATCTGAAAAACCAACATCATGTAATAAATGAGCGCAATATTCTTCAAAATCGTATCCATTCATATAATCAAATTTATCATTGTAATATTTAAAACGCTTATCATTTGAAGCAACTACAGGTGATTCGAACGTTGATAGACATGTTTTTAAATTGTCAGGGATACATAATTTTGCAAATAAACCATTATTTAAGGCCTTTTGAAATTCCTTATATGACATTAAAACTTGGCGAGGCTGAGTTCCGATTTCGGGTCCAACAATTCCAGCGATTTCAAGTTGATTTAATATTTTTTCGGCACGATTAAATCCTATTTTACATGATCTTTGTATCATACCAACAGATGCCTTTTCTTTTTTTAATACAGAATAAGCTGCTTCTGCGAAGTAAAAATCTAATTCATCTGACAATAATTCAGGAGGAACTGTTGGAAATAAAAAGTCCGATGGATTATTCTGAATAGGAGTAAAAACTTCCTTCTTTTCTGATATTGAATCGCAGGTATTTAAAGCTATACTCTCCGGAGGAGTATTCTTTTTGTGGGATATGTAATTATAAATTATCTTAATAATTTTATATAGTATAAAAAGCGTAAACCAAATCAGAATAATTATGAAAATAATTTTTGCTGATTTTTTAAAAAAATTTAAGATGCTAATGCCATATTTGTCGTAGACATAGTATACAAAAGCAATAATGATAAAATATCCCAAGCAACTACCATCATTTTTTGAATGTTTAGAACTCATAATCAAACATTTCTTCTTTCTTAAATGTATATCAAATTACTAAAAAGAATCAATCTGGCGGAGCAATCAGATGTATTACTGCAAATGGTTCAAAATAAATTATGTAATTATCCACAGATACACATAATCCATACTTTGATTTATAGCAATCAATAGCTTCTTTTAAATATTCTTCTGTAGCATCCAGACACTCAGCCATCTCATAAAAATTCCTGCAACCGGACTCATAGGCTCCGATCAGACCGGTAAGCCCGATCTTAAGATTATAACCATATAATCGTGCCCGGTATTCCTGCTTACGGTTCATGATATTACTCTGATCCAAAATATCTCCAGTAGTAGTGTAATGATGCCCAAGCTCTTCTGCCAGTACGCAGGACTTTTCTACCTGAGTAGGAAGTGACCGATTAATGGCAATTCTGTTCTTGTATATCCGGCCGCCATAACCAGAAAGCTCCTTTTCTTTAACGATCAAGTTTTCCGAATCGGATAGAGTTAATAGTTCTTCGTAAGTCAATCGGATCACTCCTTTTATAAAAAGTAAAAAGCACCCATGCTTGGTAGCATGAGTGCTTTTCAACCGTAATCAATACGGTTATCTCTGTATCAGTATACTACCATAGTAAGAAAAATATTTCAAGTGAAATATAGAAAATATTCTAAATTTTTATTTATCGAATTTGTTATAGTCAATGTCATCTTTGGGCATATCTCTAAGAATATATAGGTCATTTAAATTTCGAATTCCCATTTTACTACGAACGTACTCAAAAGCATTTGGTTGGATATGCTGCTGAAGATCGGACAGCATATTATATAATTTCGAAATAAATATTTTATATTCTGCATTAGGCAGATAATATTTAAAATACACAATAAGATCAAATATTCTTTGACATGAATCTCTTGTATATGCTGGACGTAAATTACAAATATATTGCTCTTTGATACGTCCGGAATTTTTATGAAATTTATCTCGATCTCGGCATAAACAGTAAATACGCTCATTATGTGCGCAGGAATTCCTTACTTTTCTCATCCAGTGCAAACTACCAATTAATAGTTTTACATTTGGAAGGTTGTTTATATCTGACATACCATATAGCTGACAAATTGAATGCGTAACATCTGTTTTACTATATTGAAGAACAGAGATAAATGTTGAAAAATTTACAACTTTTAACATAATCCATGTTGGTATTTGTTTATGATTTTCCATGTAGAACTTGACATAATCAAGATGACTTTTGCTTAGTTCACTGTAAGCCGATGAAATAGTATTCATTTTATTTTGCAGTGAATGTTTTGGATTATAGGCATTGGTATCGTACCAAGCTATTTTCCCATCATCATTACATTTATCAAAACGGTATCCAGTGAGAGTACGAACCTCTTCTTCGACTTGAGTTATGTATCGAAGTAAGAAAGAACGCAGTTCATCATCGAATTGTTTCAAGTAATACATTTGATCAACAGATGTATTAGAAATATAAATATGATTTCCATTACTATCAGTACCACAAACAAAAGGGTTTTTATATCCATTTATGATATTGAAATATCCAGCACGAATGAGAATTCGCTTATGGCTGGAACCGGAACAGACTATTTTCTTATCATTTCGTAACTTTCGCATTTGCTGATTATATGTTAGAAAATATTTATCATCAGCCATTCTCACAAATTCCTCCTATAACCATTCTTTATCATCTTTCATAACATCATCCGCATGTTTCTTTTGCTCCTCAGTTGGATTCATCTCATGTGCAGCGTTTGGCAGCAGTGCATCCTCCATCTGCTGGGTGGAGAGGAGATTCTTGGAATAGGTAAGGACCTTTCTTTGGTTGTGAGCAGATAACTGTTCACATACCTCTATGATTTCTTTGCATTGAGAAGAATAGGAAGGTTCCTGCTTGGATTCTGTTTTTCCAGAAACTCTTTCCATAGGAACATCAAAGCCCATGAGCCATGCCTCATTGACATTTAATGCTTTAGCAAGAGCATCTATATTATTCTGACGGGGTTTATATTTCCCTGATATATATGAGCTGAGCTGACCCTTATCAATATTGGCTTTAGTAGCCAATTGAGTTTGAGTGATTTCTCGGATTTCTAAACCTTGTTTTATTCTTTCTTTTATATCAACCTTATTCAAAGCAAGTCCTCCTTAAAGATTTCTTTAATAGGATTATAAATCAAAGTTGAGAAAATATCAATGATTATTTATGAAAATTGAGAAAAACTTAAAAATCTCATTGACATCTGCATAGAGCAGTGTTATTATACAGATAGTTGAGATAATCTCAACAGAGGAGGTGAAATAAAATGCCTTACGATTACAGAAAATTGCGTGGGCGTATAAGAGAAAAATTCGGCACACAGGCTGAATTTTCAAGAAATATTGGGCTTTCAGAGGTATCTGTTAGCAATAAATTGAATAATGTGGTGGATTGGGGACAGGACGAAATGGAAAGTGCAATAGTAGCACTTGACATTCCTTTTTCTGACATACACTCTTATTTTTTTACTCATCAGGTTGAGAAAAACTCAACTAAATAATTTAGATACCCAGAAAGGAGGGACAAAATAAGTGCTGATAATTATGGTATCTGTAATTGTATCAGCAATTACTGCCAAAATAGTAGCCACCTACTATTTTAAGAAAGTAGATGGCTATGTAAAGGAAATGTGTGAAATGACAGCTAAAAGCAATGAAAAGACATTGGCTATTTTACACAAACTTCATAGAAATTTTCCCCCAGAGGAGTGAGATAACCTAAATAGTTTTTGGTTTCCAATTTTTTTGAATCTCTAAAAGATGCCGCATATACAGAAAGAGCCTGATAATCACTAGTTTCCTTGAAAGGTTCATAAAGAGAGGCGTCTGCAAGGAAGATATCGGTCACTATTTCTATTATGCCTAATCGTTTAAGCGACGAAATAGAAGTACAGACTTGCTCAAGGTCAACTCCTGAAAATGGAGGAATATAAACATTTGAAATAAGGGTTTTGAAACTATTATTAGAATAATCTTTTAAAACATAATCGACCAATGGAAAGTGCTGTTCGGGATGGAAACTTTTTAAAATTTTAGCATCTAAGGGACTCATTTGCTTGATAATTTCTGCAAAGGATGGGTGAGCATTTGAAGCGTAATGACTATCCGCAGATTTGGAAATTAAATTCACAAACAGCTTACGAAGTTCTTCTGACTCAATACAGTATTTTGAATTTTCAAGTGCCTGTGCCGTTATTTGAATATTTGGTTCAATGAGGCTTTCTTCAGGGATGGATGAAATTGCTTGAGACAATTCCTGCTTATAAAGTTCCAAGTCATGGGCATATTTCATACGACGCTTATCTGCTGTTTGTGAGATTCCACCAAAAACCAGATACCATACATCGGATAATGTCTGTCCTATTCCTTGTGTTGGCTTATCAATAAGGTTTTTGACAGCATTATCAATAGAATCTGGGAGTTCAGGCAAATCAACAAGAGGAGAATTTTTACCAGACATAATTACTACCTTCTTTCTTATATATTGGGTACATCACTACCCCATAATACAAGAATAGGAGAAAGGAAGAAAAAAGTCAATAATTTAGATACCCAGAAAGAGGTGAGAACAATAGTAACAGCATTTTTTATTGCAACAACCACAATATGCGCTATAGGGTGGCTGACACGATATGTTTCTTGCGCAGCTCTTATATATTATATCGAGAAAAACGGGTACAAACTCCCAGATGAACAAGAAGGATATGAATGTACCCGCTTTGTGGTAAAGAAGATTTTTAAGTTATAAACCTAATTTACCTAAAACAAGAGCTGAAACAACACTGCTTGTTACATTAGATATTACATCAAAGGACATAGATCCAATACTTGAAAGCGCTGGTTTTACTTTGCCATTCCAAACTGTATCAGATCTAATTTTTTCCAGAAATTCATGACCCTGAAAAGTAATATCAAGAATGCTGTCGAAGAGAAAACTTCCATTAGTCATACGACAATATTGAACATTTACATAATTAGCTTCGGATAGTTTTACAAGAGTGTATTCTACATTTTCTCTACCGTGGTTGGCTATAGAATTTTTGAGAGATCCTACCAGATAAACGCCTATAGGAAAAGTCTCAAGCTCAAGTAAAACATCTCGTACACATTCAATATCTAATTTCATAAACATTTCCTTTCTATATTACTCAGGTACGTCACTACCCTGTAATACAAGAATAGGAGAAAGGAAGAAAAAAGTCAATAATTTAGATACCTAGAAAGAGAGGCGAAAGGAAATCAACGTAGACTACAAGAACATGACAGAAAGCGAAAGAAACGAACTTATTGCTTATACAGCAGGAATGGCTGCTTATTTGAAGGAACAATCAAAAGTTTTCGTAAAAGTAATGCCATACCTGCTGATACTGCTAATTTTAAATCTGTGTGCAGAAATTATGGTTTTAGCAGTGCTAATAATGAACTGATTGCAGCAATTCCTGCCAGAATAGTGTTAAGTATCAATATACCTTTGGACCAAAGCCATTCGGTACGCTTTTGCTTTTTCTGTTGCTTTTCACGCTCAAGAACAGGAAGCACATATTTTTTATAAGCTTCTGAATGTTCGGGAATATCTGATAATCCTTTTGAAAAGTCAAGAGAAGAAAAATCTGGCATATCAGGAATGCAATTAAGATGTTCGTAATGTTTCTTATCCATAAAAACTCCTTTCTATATTACTCAGGTATGTCACTACCCTGTAATACAAGAATAGGAGAAAGGAAGAAAAAAGTCAATAATTTAGATTCCCAGAAAGAAGGTGAGGCAAACAATGCCAAAAGTAAAATTAAACCGTGATGCTCCGCTCAATGAAGCGGCAAAGAGATTTTATCATTTTTTCAGAGCTGGGAAAAGTAAATCCCAAATCTGTAAATTAATGGGATACAGTGATGCGACAGATTGTAACAGACTCAAAGCCCCGGAGTTCTTTACCCTCCGGGAGCTGAGAATCCTTTACAAAGAAGCACAGTTACCCGATGAAGAATTTATGAAGATGATCCGAGAGGAGAAATAAATGAAACAGTACATAATCATAGCCCTCTGCATCCTTGCAGGGAAATATGTGGACATCCCAGTCTGGTTTAACATCCTCTTTGGGATATCCGCATACTGGGCGGTAGATCAGCTTAGAAGAGTTCAGGAGGAAGAAATATGATAGAAATAAAAATGGGTTCACCGAACGCCAACCCAGTGAACCCAAACAAAAATAACATTCGACTTGATTATACAGTTGAAGTAGAGAAAAAGTCAACCTTTGAAACAAAAGCCAGAGAACTTTTTGAACTCTCACTCAGAGCTATAAGAGAAACACAGGCATTAATCAGCTGTGAACTGTCAAGTACAGGAGACAGCCTGATGGTATGGATTATTAATGAGGATCATAAGGGCTCCAGACATTTTGACGGTGTTTATGCAATCAATGATTACGATCCCGAAGAATGGCTGGAACTGGCAAAGAATTCTGAGAACAATTACAGAGCGGCGAAATGCCATCTGATTCGTCTTCTCCAGAAAGCAGGAGGGAAATGCGATGAATAATCAGACAGCCATAATAAAACTTCTTCCCAGTCTGGAGATAGCAGGATGTATCAATGAACTTCTCAGAGAGCTTCAGTCCAGAGGTGATCACATTCTGGATTATGAGAACTGTGATATGTCCCTTGACCATGTGGAATACCACAAAGCCGAAGATATCGACGGAGAGAAGTTCGGAGATGCATCAGATAACCTGTATTGCTTTTTCAAGGTGGTGTGAATATGTTGAAGAATTTTAATGAGATGAGAAAAGTCGATGTGCTTCCGTATTGTGAGAAGCGAGAAGGTATGTTGTATCTGAACTGGGCAAAATGTATTGACCTTCTGCATGAGAATGGAGCTGAGACTGTATATTTCGTTCCAATCCCGAATGAACGTACTGGGGGAAGCCTTTACTATTCAGACGTTACATTTACGGACAAGAATGGCGTAATGAACCGGGCTTATGAGACCAGAATCAAGGTTGTGATCGATGACAAAGAATATGTCATGCAGTCTCCGGTAATGAATGGAACAAACCCTGTAAAGGATAATTCCATGAGTCAGCAGAGAGTGTGGAACAGTATGTGTCGTTCCTTTGTGAAGTGCGTGGCCATACATACAGGACTGGGATTCAATCTCTGGCTGAAAGAGGAACATAAGCCGTTCAGTAATGAGATACCGGGTGATGAACCACTTGCTACAGCTGCACAGGTTAAGACAATCAAGAGCATAGGACAGAAACACAACATTAACCTGGAATACTGGATCAGCTCCAATGGAAAGAGCTGGAAAACTCTTACAGAAACTGATGCAGGAAATATGTTGAATGCCTTAAAGGAAAAGTATGGTGATGACTGATGGAGTTTAAAGGCAAAATTTCATCCATGTTCAGAGATATGGTGACAAGGAACTGGAGCATTACCATATCCACCGATCAGGATATCTCAGAAGCCCTGCAGACGTTCTCAGGAAAGGAGATAGATGTGAAGCTGAAACAGCACAGGGAAAAGCGTTCCCTTGATGCAAATGCTTATTACTGGTGCCTTCTGACAAAACTGGCAAAGGTACATGGGTGGAGCAACAGCGAAGCCCATAACCGTATGCTTCGCCGTTACGGACAGATAGAACGTGTGGATGGAAATAATGTGATCGCTGTTTATCTTCCTGATACAGAAGAAGTAGAAAGGGATGTTCTGAATAAAGAAGAATACCATCTCATGCCACTTCATAAAAAGATCCCGGATAAGAATGGAGAGGTTAAGATGACTTACCTGCTTCTTAGAGGTTCCAGTACCTACAATACAGAGGAAATGGCACGCCTGATCAGCGGACTGATTCAGGACTGTAGGGATTCAGAAATCCCAGACAGTGAGATCATGACACCATTTGAGAAAAAGAAGCTATACGAACAGTATGGGATAGGAGAAAAGAGATATGAACAGGAGAACCAGAGCATTGCAATTTAAACCAGATGTTAAGCGCAAGATCATAGAGAGAGATCATGGCTGCATCTTTTGCCAGATTGGATTCTACATGAATGCCAGTGCTGATTTTCAATATAAGCAGCTTGACATTATGCACATCGTGAACCGTTCTCAAGGAGGTCTCGGCATTGAACAGAATGGTGTTACAAGATGCAGGTACCATCATCAGCTCCTTGACAATGGTTCTAAGGGTCTTAGACCAGATATGATCAGATATATAGAAGAATACATGAAGCGTCTTTATCCAGAATGGAACAGAGAGATGCTTGTATACCACAAATAAGGGTGCTACTAAAATTCACATAGATTTCTTCCTCCCTGCGTGAGCCTGTCAGATCGTAGGGAGGGGAAAGGAGAAATATGAACAGCAGAAATAAAGGAGCTACCGGCGAAAGAGAAGTAGCCGGTATCCTTCGAGGATATGGATATAAAGCCAGAAGAGGCCAGCAGTACAGCGGAGCTAATGGTGATGCAGATGTGGTCGGACTTCCCGGAATACATATCGAAGTCAAGAGAAGAGAGAGACTTAACATATATGATGCCATAGATCAGGCTAAAAGAGACAGAAAGCCGGATGATCTGCCTGCGGTGTTCCACAGAAAGAATCATTGCGAATGGCTCGTGACAATGTCTCTGGACGAGTGGATGAAGATATACAGGGAATGGGAGGCTGGTTATGGATTACGTGAAGATCAGCAGGAAGATTCTTGAATGGGAATGGTATACGGATGTAAATACCAAGGTGCTGTTCTTACACATCCTGTTAAAGGCAAACTGGAAGCCAGGAAGGTTTCAGGGAATAGAAATACCAAGAGGATCGTTTGTAACTTCTTTACAAAATCTTGCAGTAGAAACAGGTCTTACAATCAGGAATGTAAGAACAGCACTAAAACATTTGGAAAATACAGGAGAAGTGACAAGCAACCGACACGCTAAATTCAGCGTAATTACAATAAAAAACTATGATAAGTATCAGTCAAGTGACAATCAAGTGACAGTCAATCGACAATCAAGTGACAATCAAGTGACAACAATAGAAGAAGGGAAGAAGGAAAGAAAGGAAGAATATAATAAATCTCCTAAAGGAGATTATGAGAGTAGAACTCCGGAAAGCAGCATCTATGCCACGATTCGTGAATTATACAATTCCGTTTGTGGGTCGTATCCCCGCCTGGTAAAGATGTCTGATGCAAGGAAGAAGGCTATCAGCGCAAGGCTGAAGACAGGGTATACTCTTGATGACTTCCAGACACTGTTTGAAAAGGCAGAGGCTTCTGACTTCCTGAAAGGCGCAAACAAGCGCAACTGGTCAGCTACTTTTGACTGGCTGATCTGCGATTCCAACATGGCGAAAGTCCTTGATGGAAATTACGATGTGAAAGAAGGTGTGGCAAATGACCCAGAACCAACAAACTCCGTCCGGTTATGGTGACTGCCCGGTATGCCATGGCACCGGCTGGGAACTGTACACAGCAACAGTCCTAACTTACGGGGAACCGGAAGAGGCAATGTTTGCAAGACGCTGTACAAGATGCACAGGTGCAAGACGGAGCGAGGATAACACAGGAGTTCCAGCGGAGTATCATGATGCAGACTTCATGAAATTTGATTTCGCTGCATACAGGATTGACATGAGCAAACTAAAAACCCTGTGCACGGATATCCTGAAAAATTTTGACAGGTGGAATAAAGCCGGGAAAGGCTTATACCTCTGGAGTAAAACACCGGGAAGTGGGAAAACGTTCCTTGCCTGCTGCCTGGCAAAGTCCCTGATGATGAAATATGACCTGCAGATGAGGTTTATCACAGCTGTGGACTACATAAACACAGTCGGAGACAGCTACAAGAGGGACAGGGGCGAAGCGGATCCCAGTGAAGTCTACCGGGAATGCAGATTACTGGTATTGGATGATATCGGCGCACAGGCTGACAAGGACTGGCAGAGGCAGGAACTATTCCGCCTGATCAATAAGCGCATGGAGGATGGCAATATCACGATCTATACGTCGAACATGAGCACAGACGGGCTGAACGTGGATGCAAGGACCAGAGACCGGATCGTAAAGACCAGCGTGGAGTTACAAATGCCAGAGGAGAGCATCCGGAAGAAAAAGGCCATGGGAGAGCAGAGAGAATTCCTAGCAGGGATCATCGGGTAAGGAGAAGATATGAGCAATAAATTAAAAACCAGACCAAAGAAGCAGAGAACGCCTCTGATGCAGTCTAATCAATCAGCACAGGCATTTGGACGAGCCATGCAGAACTGCAAGATCCAGTTGAAAGAAATGGAAGAAAAAGCCTACAACGATGGTTTTGACGATGGGAAGAACTGGTCTGATGCCGTAAATCTTATTACATTATTTTATTCCATGCACGAATTGCACGGATGGGGATGGAGACGGTACATGGCTGCTATCAAGAAAGCAAATGAATATATCGACAAGATCAATTCGGGAGAGACATCAATGGCGAAGCTTGTAGACGAGCTGGAAAATAAACATCAAATTAGCGTTGATAAGGAATACAGAGAGCTGATTGAGAGATATGGAGCGTGACAGATCAGATTATAAGAGATAAATAATAAAAAAAGAAAGGAGCCAGCCTCCGGCCGGGGCAAGGGTATACCGGGCTTCTTGAAAAAATGGAAAACGAATTAACTACGGAAGAGTGGAAGCAACAAAAAAGGAACAAATAGTAGTACCTTGATAATTGAATATTGATGGTTGGTTATGGTATAATTTCCTTATCAAATGCACGGGAGGAAAAGCCAATGAAAGAAGTTAAAGGAAATGATGAATGTTTTGCATGTGGTGCTATTCTAAACTGGGAATACATACCAAGTCCTAGAAAGGGACAAGTTATTACTTATATGAAACCTGATGTAAGAGCTGACATAACTGCAATTGGAAAAGAAGACGATAAAATAAAAATAGAAGTCGTTTGTACTTGCATTAGTTGTGGAATGAGAAATAAATACATTAAACTGGTATAGTTTTTTTACCAACCATCGGTATTCGGTGGTTGGTATTTTTTATGCTTTTTTAGGAAAAAAGGATGAATTATGACAAATTATACAATAGAATTCCCAAGAGGATTAAAAGGAAACATCTTTAATTATGCCAGAGTAGATAGAAAACAATCGCGTTTGCGTTAAAGAGAGTTTCATATTAATTAGTGTCCTGTATTTCGTAGAATTCTTTTTGAGAATCACGAGTTATAGCTTTTAAATCAGCATTTAGAATATCACATATGATACACATTTCTTCAAAAGAGAAATTATCACGGTATAATTTATTACTCATAGATTGTGGTTTTATGCCTAAAGCTTTTGCCAATTCGTTAACATTAACATTTCTTTCGGCTAATAATTGCTTGATGATTTTGGCACCTGTCATTAAAGTTCCTCCCCTGTGTCATTCATTATAATTGCGCCTTTATAGGTACAATTGAGTTTCTGGGAGATTTCCAACATTTCTTTTTCTTGGAAATTATCTCGAGAAAGTTTATTAGTTAGGTTTTGACGGCTAGTGCCAAGCAGAGCGGCTAATTCAGTTACGGTCATATTGCGGCGCTTTAATAACACCTTTACTTTTTCCCCAAATGATAATGGCATATAATACACCTCCTTCTTTATATGCAATATTATAACACTATATAGTTTACAACGCAATTAAAAAGTTTTAAAAGAAATATAAAAGTGTAAAATAAATATTGACAAAAGAAACTTTAAAGTGTACAATGCGTATATAAAATCAATTGGAGGTATTAAACATGTACAAAGTAATCAACGAAGAACTGAAACTGAAATCTTGCAGTATTGGAGATCTGACAATGGATGTGGTGAGTGAGATGTTAAAACAATGGGATGACGGAAGCAGCATATCAACATTAACCTTGTTTTATCTGCCAAAGACAGACACCATAGTTCTTAACAGAGACAATAAAAACTATGATACATATCGTGAGTTTGCCGAAATGTATTTAAAATGTGATGAGCAGGAAAGAAAAGAAATCAGGACAAAGATTGATAGTAGCGAAAAAATGGCTATGAAAGAAGAATTGAGAATTTTGGATGCTGCTATTAATCATCGAAAAAACATTAAGGATATGTTTATGTTGGAACATCAGCCAATAACAGAAGCAGTTAATAATTTGAGTATTTCCATGATGAAAGAGATTACAAATAGTACAGAAGATTATTATTGTTCCATGTACAAAGCATTTCAGTATGGAGTAATGCAGGGAAAACGTTTGGAAAGAAGTAAAAAAAGACAATCCGCAACAGCCTAGCCAGCACAGAGGATTGTCTTAAACACAAGGAGTACCTTGTGAAAATAAGTATAAGGTACTCCAAATAAAAAATCAAGAGAAAAAAGGAGAATAAAATAAATGAACGAATTAATCAAAATTAACTATGAGACAGAGACACCAACAGTATCAGCAAGAGATTTATACACAGGCTTGGAAATTGGAACAAAGTTTGCAACTTGGTTTCCTCGAATGGCCGAATATGGATTTACAGAAAATATAGATTATAAAACTTGCTACCCAAATATGGGAAGCGAAAATCATGGTGGACAGAATATGGTTGATTATGAGATTTCCGTAGACATGGCAAAACAGATCTGTATGATTCAACGTTCAGAGAAAGGCAAACAGTATCGCCAGTATTTCTTAGATTTGGAAAAAGCATGGAATACTCCAGAGCAGGTTTTTGCAAGAGCACTGAGAATGGCTGATAAAGAAATTGAAAAGTTAAAAAACAATAATACAGTACTTATGGAAGATGTGAAGCGTATGCGTCCAAAAGAGATTTTTGCAGATGCCGTATCAACCAGTCATACTTCTATTTTGATTGGAGATTTAGCTAAGATGCTGAAACAGAACGGCGCAGACATTGGACAGAAACGATTGTTTGAGTGGATGAGAGAAAAAGGTTATCTGATTAAACGTAAAGGAGCTGACTGGAACGGTCCGACACAGAAAGCAATGGAGCTTGGGCTATTTGAAATTAAAGAGAGTACGGTAAATAATCCGGATGGATCTGTAAGAATCAATAAAACAACTAAGGTTACTGGTAAAGGACAGCAGTATTTTATTAATAAATTTCTTGGATAGGAGGGCCAACAGACATGGATGAGAAATTACTTGATTTAGCAGCTAAGTTTGTTTTGGAACTTTCTGAAAGTACGCCAGATGATTATTTGCAGATTAAATTAATGATGCTTTCTCATGAAAGACAGAAGAAAACAAAGACATTTTTAGAGAGAATATTTGTTTTGGCAGAGGAGAGAAGACCATTGTTGCTGACTATGAAGTAAATTGCACCGGTGCAATCATCGATAAAAATAGGCCAGGAGCTGATAACAGTTCCTGGCTAAAAGCATGAAAAGAAGGAAAGGGGAGCGATACCGATGGAGACGACAGCAATTCAGGAAGAAAACGAGAAGAAGAAAGAATATTTAAAGTCTTACCGGCGGGCAATAAAGAGGGAACAGGACATTCTGGATGAAATCCAACGGTTGAGACTGGACAAAATGTTTCCGTCGGTGGTCAATGATGGAATGCCACATGGCAGCAGTCATTCAGATCTGTCGGATTATGTAGCCATTCTGGATGAACAGATAGACCTTCTGAAAGAGGAACGTCTGGAAAAGGTCAGATGCTACCAGAAGATCGAAAGACAGATCAGCCAGATGGAGAATGAGGATGAGCAGGAAGTGTTGAGACTGAGATACATACTTGGAATGAAATGGGAAGAAGTCGCTGTAAAAATGAATTACAGTTGGAAGTGGGTACATAAAATCCATGGAAGAGCGTTGATGAATTTTAAAATATAAAAGAGTACATAGAAGTACACAACATATGTGTGATATTATTACAATGAACTCAGATGGAAAAGATTATTCAGAGTTCTTCTCCCCGTGAATATCTGCCAGAACCCACCTGGCAGATTACACCAGAACATCTCACCGAGAGGGAGTGAGCGTGAGCTATGGAGCTGCAGATTCGAATCCTGATGTTCTGATTTCTCATACGGAGAACTCCAAACTGCATACATTTTTAAAACGTCCTGTAGAAATATGGGACGTTTTGTAATATAATATAAAAAAATGCATGTTGGAGGGGAACAAAAATATGAGCGGTAAAGTTGTGTCCTTTATTAATATGAAAGGTGGAGTTGGAAAAACAACATTATGTATTGGAATTGGAGAATATCTTGCAAATTATTGCAATAAAAAAGTTTTATTTATAGATTTAGATCCGCAGTTCAATACAACGCAAAGTTTAGTTAATGAGTTTAATTTAGAAGATGAATACCTGAGCAATTATTCTGAAGGAACAAATCAAAAAACAGTAATGCGATTATTTGAAACACAACAAACAATTGCTAAACGTTTAGATTTACCAAATCCAGAAGATATATTGGTGCATCTTAATGATAATATGGATCTGTTACCTGGAACCATTGATCTTATTTTAGTTGAAACAGATAAGGATGGTTCTAAGGCTAAAAAAGTAAAAAAATTTATTTTAAATAATAATTTAAAAGATCAATATGATTTTATATTTCTTGATTGTCCTCCAACTATTTCTGTATATACAGATGCGGCGTTAATTGCGTCAGATTTTTATTTAGTACCTATTCGCATTGATCGATATTCCATTTTAGGAATAAAATTACTGAAACAAGTTATTGATAGACTCGATGATAATGAAAGTATAGGAATAAGACCGCTAGGAATCGTATATACAATGGTAAAAGACTTAACTCATAAAACATTACAATTGAAGGCTACTTTTGAAAGTACGGAAATTGTACAAGAAATTGGATTGTTTGAAAATATGACATCAAATGTAAATGATTTATTAGTCGGTCTTCAGGGAAATATAGCTTCAAAATACAAAAAATCAAGAGAAGACATAAGCGCTATATGTAAAGAATTTCTGGAGAGGATAGAAAAATATGATGTATGATGTAAAAAATATAAAATTATATTTAAGAAAGAATGATGTAAGCAAAGTAGAATTAATGGGAGTAATGGGGATAATTATTATCTCAAAAGATGTAATAAAAAGAAACACAGATGTAGGAGAATTTATTGAGTATGTTATGAAGATAAAATTTTCTGAATATGTGATAAAGTCTAGAACATTAATGTCTGCAAGAATAAATCGTATTTTGATAAATATAGAAGATAATTCCGAAATAAGAAAAATCAGCAGAAATATATTGGACTATTTAGACAACATTGAAAATGAAAATAAATCCAATGAACCAGAAAAAAATATTAAAAAAGTAAAAAAAGAAAATGAAAATGATAAATTAAAAAAGTGGCTAAAGGGATTATGACATGCTTAAACGATATAGAGACATTGAGATATGCAAAAAGGATATAGAATTTTTTATTGAATTGGTACAAAAAGACGTTGGAAATGCACCAGAAGTAAAACTTAAATCTATCGCCAAAGGAGTTATATTTTTCAAAAGAGTATTTTTATACGAAGATTCCGTACATTGCCATTATTCAAAATGTTTAATTTCAGATTCTTTAAATTTAGTACATTCATTAGGAATAAAATCACGGAAATTATATTATACAACTTACAGATCTTTGATAGAAAATTTTGTACGCGTTCTGCTGAAGTATGATAATTTGAATGATACGGGCGTACGAAATATGGTTACGGAATTACGTGATAAATATGGGGATGAAGGAAAAATTTTTATAGATTATTTGGAAAGCGAATATGGGAAATGTTGTAAAGTTATTCATAGTAATATAAAAGCTGATCTTCAATTATATTCTTATTACGAGGAACTTCTGGAAACTGATGAAATGAGAGACGCGATAGATTACATAAATATATTTGAAACATTTTGCAATAAATGTAAAACGTTTGTAATTAAACAAGAATCTTTGTTAGTTAATAATTGTTTTTATAATCATAAAGAATTATTATCATTTTTAATTGGACGTAAAAATTATACGATTTTTGAATCGATATGTGATTAGCTTTTTGTAATTAAGCAGCCTTCGGGCTGCTTTTTTATACTCAAAAACGAAACGAATGAGAGGTGGTGAAGCTTGGCCAGAGCACCAGATAAAAGAATAGAAGAAGCCAGACAGTTATATCGACAGGGAATGAAATTAGTTGAGATTGCAAGTCAACTAAATCTGCCTGAAGGTACCGTTAGAAGATGGAAATGCACCCATAAATGGGATAGCGAACGTTCGGATAAAAAAAGCGAACGTTCGGAAAAGAAAAAGACGAAGAAAAAGAAAGCGGCTGAGAGCGAAGTTGAGCAGGTGATAGAAAATCCTGAATTAACTGATAAACAGCGGCTTTTTTGCGTTTATTACATTCGCAGTTTCAATGCTACAAAAGCATATCAGAAAGCATATAAAACAGATTACCTTACGGCAGCAGCAAGCGGTCCGAGGATGTTAGGAAATGTTAGAGTAAAAGGAGAAATTCTCAGACTGAAGCAGGAACGCCTGAACCGAGAATTTCTTTCAGAGTCGGACATCTTCAAGAAGTACATGGATATAGCCTTCGCAGATATTACTGACTACATGACATTCGGTACGGAAGAGGTACCGGTTATGGCAATGTATGGACCTGTGAAGATAAAGGATCCTGAAACCGGAGAAGAGAAACCACTCACAAAGATTGTGAATACAGTCCGGTTCAAAGATTCTTCCGAGGTAGACGGAACCATCTTGGCAGAAGTAAAGCAAGGCAGGGATGGAGCCAGTATCAAATTATCAGACCGCATGAAAGCGTTACAATGGCTGTCTGATCACATGAATTTGGGTACCGAAGAGCAGAAAGCAAAAGTCGCTCTTCTTCAGAAGAAAATCAAAGAAGACGATGACGGAAAGAAAGATACACTTAAGAAGCTGGACGATGTCCTGAAAGAAATCGGAGGTGTTATCTGATATGCCTTTCAGCCAGAAACAGATAGAATATTTCCAGAACGCAAATCACAGATGGAACTTCAAGACCGGAGCAACCCGATCGGGAAAGACTTACATGGATTACTTTGTAATTCCAAAAAGAATTCGAGCCAGAATAGGCAAACCTGGTCTCTCTGTAATCCTTGGAGTCACCAAGTCCACAATTGAACGAAACATTCTGGAACCCATGCGTAATATCTGGGGACCAGAGCTTGTAGGAGAGATTAATAGCCAGAACAAATGCTATCTGTTCGGGGAAATGGTGTATTGCCTGGGTGCTGAAAAGGTCAGCCAGGTATCCAAACTTCGAGGAGCTTCTATCAAATACGTATACGGTGATGAGGTTGCAGACTGGAACGAAGAAGTCTTCGATATGCTGAAATCCCGTCTGGATAAGCCATACAGTTGCTTTGACGGAGCATTGAACCCGCAAGGACCAAATCATTGGCTAAAAGCTTTCTTGGAATCAGATCTGGATATATATGTTCAGGAGTATACAATCTTCGATAATCCTTTTCTGGATCCGCTTTTTGTAGAGAATCTCTGCAAAGAATATGAAGGCACTGTTTACTATGCCAGATACATCCTGGGGAAATGGGCGATTGCAGAAGGCCTTGTATATCCAATGTTTTCCAAAGACAGAAACATTACATCTGAACCGCAATATGTCGAAGCAAACTGTCAGTACTATGTTTCTATCGACTATGGTACTGTCAACCCGTTTGCTGTTGGAATCTTCTGCTTTGATGGCAGGAAATCCACAATGGTAAAAGAGGTTCATTACGATGGCCGCAAGCGCGGCACAGAAGGCAGAGCGGATAATGAGAAGTATTATAAACTCATGTGTGATGCGATAGGAGACATTCCAATCGAACAGATCATTGTGGATCCATCGGCAGCAGGCTTTATAGAAACCATAAAGAAATACGGGAAATATACAGTAACAGGTGCAAATAATGATGTACTGAATGGAATCCAGGAAGTTACCAAGTATTTAAACATGGGACTTCTGATGATCCATGAGAGTTGTGTAGAAACAATAAAAGAATTTGAGTCTTACGCCTGGGACGATAAGAAACAGGGCGATGAAGTAATCAAAGAGAATGACCACCACATGGACCTTGTAAGGTACTATATTTACGGGGTGGCAAGAACACTGAACAGGTGGGTGATCTAAATGGGAATCATAACATGGATACAGGGGGTGTGGAAAAGAATGTTTCGGAGTGATGTAGAGAAAGTATTTGGAACAGATGCTCTCGTATCAGAAGTAATGGAAGCATGGATAACAAAATACGACAGGATCACAGAAGGAAAACCGGAATGGCAGAACCCGGACGATCAGGTAGGAAGCATCAACTTCGCAAAGTATATAGATGATGTAACTGCTGGGCTGGTGACTTTAGATCTTGGAATAGCATTGAGTGGAAGTGCCAGAGCAGACTGGCTGCAGAAGCAGGCAGATTATGTATTGTCAGCCATCACAGATAAAACGTCAGAAGCTCTTGGCAATGTGGGAATTATGTTCAAACCAAACGGGCAGAACGTGGATTACATAGAGCCAGGATGTTTCTTTCCCACAGCCACGAACAGCAATGGAGATGTCTTAGGATGCATTTTCGTAACAAGGCTACAGAAAGGAAAGAAATGGTATTCCAGATTCGAATGGCACCGGTTTGAAGAATCGGGAGAAGGAAACCTGTACGCGATCAGCAACAGAGCATTTGTGAGCAATAGGCCAGACGGCAAGGGGAAGGAATGTAGTTTACAGGAAGTCCCGGAGTGGAGCATGTTACAGCCAGATGTCTATATCCGGGATCTGGAGAAACCGCTGTATGCTTATTTTAAGAATCCTGCTTCAAATACGATTGATCGTGGCAGCAGTCTGGGAGTACCAATTTGGCATAACTGCATAAGGGAACTTCGGGATCTGGATATTGCCTGGAGTAGAAAGGGAACAGAGATAGAGGACAGCAAGCACATTACTTTCCTTCCTCAGTCTGCTGTAAGATTTGCAGATATGCACAATATCACTCTTCCTCGAATGATTCAGGGAGTGGAAATGGGGACTGGTGTAGACAGCGATAATAACATTCATGAACATGTTGCCACCCTGCTCACAGAACAGCGAATCAAGGATATCAACAGCAATCTGGCAATGATTTCAACCAAGTGCGGATTCAGCCAGGGAATGTTCCAGCTTGATGAGAAAACTGGAATGATGACGGCAACACAGGTGGAAGCAGATGATCAGGAAACCATTCGTACAGTCAAGAACATCCGTGATGCTTTAAAGAAATGCATGAATGACCTCTTATATGCGCTGAATGCAATGGCAGACTTATATAGTCTGGCTCCTGCCGGCCCGTATGAGGTAGACTATTCCTTTGGAGATATCACTTACTCCTATCAGGAAGATATGCAGAACTGGTGGAAGTATAGAGTACAGGGAGACGTCCCACCATGGATGTATTATGTGAAGTTTGAGGGAATGTCCGAGGAGGAAGCAAAGAAGATGGTGGAAGAAGCCCAGCCGGAAGAACCGGAACTGTTCGGAGGAGAAGAATAAATGCTTACTCCAGAATATCTTTACAGGATTTCAGAAGCCAGCGAGGAGATCTCAGGGGAACTGCACGAGTATATCGTGAGAAGAATCATAGAAGGCATCATGAACCGAATCGGACGTGGCGAGTCTTACCTGCTTACAGCAAGAGACCGCTGGATGCTTGAGACATTACAGGAAGCGGGATATGTTCTGGAAGATATCATGCAGGAGATTAAGAAAAAGACCAGACTGCAGGAGAAGGAACTGAAAGAAGCCATGGAAGAAGCCAGTATCAAGGCTTTAGAATATGATGATCTGGTATATGCAATGGCAGATATCCCGCCGACAAATCTGCGGGCCTCTCCCCATCTGATCAGACTCATGCAACGCAACTATGAAGCAACGCTTGGAACCATGAAGAACTTCACAAGGACAACTGCTACAGCTGCACAACGCTTATTCCTTCAGGAAGTAGACAATGCCTACACCCTGGTATCTACAGGAACGGTATCATATACAAAAGCTGTCAAGGATGCTGTAGAGAAGATTGCAGAGCAGGGGGTAACAGTCGTTTATCCTTCTGGCCGTAAAGATACGATAGAAGCGGCAACATTAAGAGCAGTTCGAACTGGAATCGCACAGTCCACAGCAGAGATCAGCCTTGCCCGGATGGAAGAAACAGACTGGGACATCATCTTAACCTCAGCTCACATAGGAGCCAGAACCGGTGACGGAGGAGAAAACCCAGGGAACCATTACTGGTGGCAGGGGAGATTTTTTTCCCGCACCGGAAGAACGAAAGAGTTTCCGGACTTCAAGACCTGTACTGGATACGGAACAGTAGAAGGACTGGATGGAGCAAACTGCCGCCATAGCTTCGGACCTGGTGATGGTATTCATAATCCTTTTCAGGAATTTGACAAGGAGGAAAATAGAAAAGTCGAGAAGTTAAACCAGAGACAACGACTCCTGGAACGCCGAATCCGGAAAACCAAGAGGGAATTACAAGGAATGAAAGCTGGAATTGATGCCTGCAAGGATGAGAAACTAAAGTTCGAACTCCAACAGGATTACGACAAGAAAGCACATCTCTTGCAGAAACAGAATGATGCCTATTCTAAATACTGCGATGAGAACGGTCTGAAGAAACTGCAGGATCGGTTAAGAATTGCCAAATGGGATAGGAAACAGGCAGCAGAAGCCAGAGCAGCTGCTAAGCGGTACCAGACAGCCAGAGGGACAAATACATTGAAAAATGCGGCAGGGCAGGATATAATAAAGGTTGAAAAGAATTCCTTAACCGCAGAGCCTAATAGTATTACTCAGGTCACTAAAAAGAAAGGTGGGATTGAAAGGAATTATTATGATGAAAATGGTAGGCAGTATAAACAGATCAGCAATAATAATCATGGAAATCCCAAACAACATCCATATGGCAAAAATGGCGAACATACACATGATTATGTGTATGATGAGGAAGGAAAGCTGATTGATCGCCCAGTTAGAGAACTGACGGAGAATGAAAGAAAGGAGAACGCAGACGTATTATGACATCAAAAGAGTTGAGAGACAGAATCAATAGCATGTGCTCACATGTTCTGTTCGATTATCATGGGAAAGAATGCGGAGTTGATCCATTCAATGAAAAACATTTTGATATGTGGTGTGGCAAAGATTACATGGAAGCCCACAGCATAGATGAAGTAATGAATTCACCTTTCTTTGAGGGGAAAACATTAGAGGATATCATAGATCAACTTGAAAATATTGAATTATAAACCACCAGTCAGAAACGGCCGGTGGTATTTTTATACCTATTTTCAGAAATTGCGCCGGCGCAAATACAAGGAGGAAGAACATGAAGAAATTATTTATTAGTCAGCCAATGAAAGGAAAAACGGATGATGAGATTCTTGCCGAACGCGAGAAAGCAATCAAAAGCGCAGAAAGACAGTTAGGAGAACCAGTAGAGGTCATTGATTCTTTCTTCCAGTCTGCACCTGCGGATGCAAAACCTTTATGGTTCCTTGGAAAGTCTTTGGAACTGTTATCTGGAGCAGATATCGCCTATTTTGCAAAGGGATGGCAGGAAGCAAGAGGATGCAAAATTGAAAACACATGTGCTATTGAGTACGGCATTGCAGTTATCGAAGATTATACAGCAGAATAGAAAGGCGGTGATCCAGATATCTCCCAAGGGCAGCAGGGTGAAGCTACCCACGTGCCTTTTGACGGCAGGCGTAAAAGAACCGGACAATACCATGCCCTGGTTCACTGGGCTTAATCCATTACAGCTGACGGGCTGTTTAAAAAGACGTTTAGGAGGATAAAGAAATGCAGAACTATGAACAGTTCATGAAAGAGCTTGGCATTGAGATTCCGGAAGATAAGAAGGATGCGCTTAGTGCGAAGATGAAGGAAAACTACAAAACGGTAGCAGAGTACAACAAAGCGGCAGAAAAAAGAGATGAATACAAAACATCCCTTGACGATGTGCAGGAAAAACTGAAAGCCTTTGAGGAGGTTGATGTAGAAGACCTGAAAGGGCAGATTACTACACTTACCACTCAGCTTCAGGATGAAAAGAATGCGAGAGAAAAAGATGCTGCCAGATTTGAACTGGAAAAGACAGTAGATACATTTATGGGTGAAAAGAAATTCGTAAATGATATCACTGCCGGAAGCCTGAGAGAGAAGTTACTGACAGCCCTGGATGAAGACACCGCAAAAGGGAAATCCATTGACGATATCTTCAAAGGACTGATCAGTGATAAGGACGGTAATCAGTTACCGAACATCCTGGTTGACGAAGGAGGACCGAAACCTACTTTTACAAAACCCATGGGAGCACCAAAACCAGGAACAAAACTTTCCCCTTCAGAGCTTATGAAACTTGCAAATGAGAATCCAGGAATGGATGTCACACAGTACATGTAAAGGAGAGAATGAAAAATGGCATTATTTGACCAGAAAAATTTTAACGGTGAAGTATTTGGAAAATATGTAGATGCTGTTGAGAATCTTAACAGAAACCAGCTTTTAAAGAGTGGTGCACTGGTAGAAAAACCACAGTATGCTTCTATGCTTCCGGATCAGGTAGGCGGAAACTACATCACTGTACCGATTAAAGCACGTATTTCCGGAGAAGCAGATAACTATGATGGACATACGGATATTACTGCATCCAGCAGAGGCACATACACACATGGACGTATCGTAGTTGGACGTGCCAAAGGTTGGACAGAAAAAGATTTTACAACAGATATTTCCGGAGAGGACTTCCTGCCGGCAGTAACAGAAATGGCAGAGTACTGGGATGATGTAGATCAGAACACACTTCTGTCCACTTTAAAAGGCGTATTCTCCATGACAGGAAAAGAAAATCTGGAATTTGTCAATGGCCACACCTATGATATTTCCAAGAATACTTCTGACAATATGTTCATGGAAACAACCTTAAACTCAGCAGCACAGGCGGCCCTTGGAGATAATAAGGACAAACTGAGACTTGTGATCATGCACTCAGTGGTTGCTACTCATGTAGAAAATCTGAAACTTATGTCTCATCTGAAATATACAGATTCTGATGGAGTGGAAAGAGATCTTACCCTTTATACATTAAACGGTCGTCTGGTACTGGTGGATGACAATATGCCAACAGAGACAGCAGATGAATACACAAAGTACACCACTTATGTATTAGGCGAGGGAGCAATCGAGTACACCAACGTAGGAGCAAAGAAACCGTATTCCATGTCAACAGATGAAAAGACCCATGGTGGAGAAACAACTCTGTGGAGCAGACAGAGAAAGATCTTCTCCCCATATGGAATTTCCTTTAAGAATACGGGAATCATTTCTCCGACACCGGCACAGTTGGAGACAGGATCCAACTGGACTCTTGCGAACAGTAATGAGGAAACTCCGAAATACTTCCCGCATAAAGCTATCCCGATTGCCAGAATCATCACAAGAGGGTAACCTATGGCTTACGCAGATGAAGAATATTACACATCCATGTGGATGACCGGGACAATTCCGGCAGAAAACTTAAAAGGATACCTTTCCAAGGCATCCATGGAAATCGATAATATGACCTTCGGTCGTCTGCGTAAAGGACTCCCGGAGGATCCATATTATCAGGATAAGATAAGGTCAGCGGTATGTGAAACTGCTGACCTTTTGTATTCCTACAATGTGGCAGATAATTTAGCTATGCAGGCACTTAAAGAGATGAACAGCAAAGATATATCAGAAAAAGGAATAAAATCCATTTCTGACGGCACAGAGAGCGTCACATACAATACCGGAAGTGATCTTACATCACAGGCGAAAGCAATGTTTCCGGAACTGGCATCAACCAGGGAAGAAAGAAGCAAAGCAGTCAGCCATGTGATCAGAAGATACCTGACAGGAATTCCTGATACAGAAGGGATAAATCTGCTGTATGCAGGGGTGATGTAGGTGTATTCAGATACAGTGACATTATTCTGCAAGAGAGACGATATCTGGTACCCGTATATACTGCATGGAGTAACACTTCATAAGGATAAATCATCCAGTATGGCAAAACTCGGACCCGAGAACGCAGATACAGTAAAACTCCATGTGAGATATGCGAAAGAGCAGGACAGAATATCCATCAACGATTATACCTACGTAAATCCGCTGGAATGGGAGAAGTCAGAACCTGAGAACTGTCTGAGATTCAAAGAGGGCACAGATTTCTTCACAGAAGGAGAATATACGACTGAACCGATTCCGGATGATACTTATAGAGATGGTCTATATGACCATTTAAGAAAGACCAGAGATAACGTATTTATGATCACAACTGCAGATGGACCTTTTAAATTGATTCCACATTTCGAGATTGGAGGAAAATAATGGCATCGAACATCGTGCATTATCCGAACTTTTCGATTGTAGAAGGTGATGTGAAAGTAAATATTGATTTCGGGAAAGTAAGTGACCGAATCAACCAGGCACAGTACTGGCTGGATAATCAGATCATGACAGACATGGTGCCTATGATGCCGCACCAGACAGGAACTTTCGTTAATCTGACACGTGCCAGATCAGCATCAGTTACAGGAACTGGAATGGTGTACGCAGCTGCCGGCCCTTACGGAAGATTCCAGTATATGGGTAAGGTAATGGTAGATCCTGTAACAAATTCTCCGTGGGCGAGAAAGGATGCCAAGAAAATCCTGATAGACAAAAATCTTACATACAGCAATCCACAGGCGGTACCAAGGTGGTTTGATGAAGCCAAGAAACTTCATGGTCAGGAATGGATACAAGGCGTATCTGATATAATCGGAGGAAAGAATGGCAGAAACAAATAAAACCGAATTGAAGAAGATGGATCTGGAAGGTTATGAAATTGTAACTGATGCGATTCAGAGCCTTCTTGATACATATCCCGGACTGGAAGAAGGAGACAAGATTGTCTTTTCTAATCTTGAAGAGACATCAGGAATTGCCTGGTATCCGGTATCAGGAGGAGCAATCGAAAAAGAAAAGAAGAGCGTAACCGGAAAAGTCACGCAGTTGTGCTCCTATTCCTTCTTTATCGTGTACCGTTCTGGAAGTGCATTACCAAAAAGAAAAGTAAAGATTAAAGAATTTCTGGATTCTCTTGGTAAATGGCTGGAACGGCAGCAGATAAAAATCAATGAGGATACAACACAGCTGAAAGAGTATCCTTCTCTCTCAGAGGGAAGGAGAATTGAAGAAATAAGACGACAGACAATGGCTTATCTGGATTCCAGAACTGAGGACAATATAGAGGACTGGGTGATCGGAATGAACCTGAAATACAAAGCAGAGTTTTACAGATAGGCTGGCATAGATAGAAAGGACAAAGCTTATGAAATTAACAAGAGAAGCAATGGCACATTACCTTGATCCAAGCTTTAAAAATGATTTATCTGCAGCAGGAACTGCAGGTTGGGAAGTACTTGGAGATGACATTGAAGAGATGTCCATGGAAATGAACCCGGATACAGAACAGAAAAAGAATATTCTTGGCGAGACTAAGACTGTAGACAAGGGATATGAGCCATCCATGGATGCAGACCCATACTATGCAGACCCGACAAAGAAGATCTACCCGAAGGTAAGAAGCATCGCGCTTGACCGTTTAAAAGGTGACCAGTGCAATACTTTGATGCTGGAGGTCATCATCGAAGATACCGAAGCAACCAAACATCTTGCATATGTGCAGCAGGTAATGGTAAAAGTCAAAAGCTATGGTGGAGACACCGAGGGCGTCAACTTCCCGTTTACTGTATCAGAGAATGGTTCCAGAGTAAAAGGATATGTAACAGCGGAATCTGTAAAAGCCGGAAAACCAATCTTTGCAGAAGGCGAGATCGCGGGGTAATTGAATAAGAATCGGAGGATGTCGCACAAGGCATCCTCTTTTTATATTTAGATCCAGAGGAGAGAGACATGGCACAGAATAAAACAAACGATATTTTTATTGATGATGGCAGTAAGACCTACGCAATCAAAAATAAACAGGGAGAGATTTTGGCAGAATTTACTTTCCGCCCATCCGATACCAATATCATCAACAGATATGAAGAGGTAAAGGATTTCTTTAAAGAACTTGATGAAACAGACGAAAAAGCAGATGTAAAGGAATACGAGCAGAAGTTCATTGAGCAGATGAACTATCTGGTAAATGCAGAAACCGGAAATACATTCTTCTCCATTATGGGCCCGTTTTCTCCTATGCCGGATGGTTCCTTATTCTGCGAGGTATGCTTGAATGCAGTAGTAGACGTGATCAACGCAGAATTTGACACACGTCTGGAGAAGACGAAGAGCCACATGAACAAATATCTGCAGAAGTATCAGACTCCACAGAGCAGGAATTATACAAAGAAACGTCGTAGAAGCTGATGGAGAACAGATGGCACCTTCCTATGTCTATTGAACTGTCAGGAACAGAATATGCGATCCGCACAGACTACAGGGCAATCCTTGATATCTTAAAAGCAATAAATGACGAAGAACTTGCAGAGCAGGAGAAAGCAGAAGTAATGCTGAAGATCCTGTACATAGACTGGCAGGAGATTCCTGCGCGTGATCAGCAGAAAGCACTGGAGAAAGGCAAAGAATTCATAGACTGTGGGATATCTGGAGAAAAGAAAAAAGGACCGGCCCTCATGGACTGGGAAAAGGATTCTCCTATTATTGCACCTGCAATCAACAAAGTTCTTGGAAAAGACGCCCGTTTAGCTGAAGAGATCCACTGGTGGACATTCATGGCAGCTTATATGGAGATTAGTGACTGCCTGTTCAGCCATGTGGTTGCAATCCGGCAGAAGAAGACAAAAAAACAGAAATTAGAAACATGGGAACGGGAATTTTATCAGAATAACAAGAAACTGGTAGACCTGGAAGAACATGACGGAGGGCGTTCAAAAGAAGAAGCAAACGCTATAAGAGAACTGCTTGGATTTAAGAAGAGGTGATAATATGGCAGCAGATGGAAGCGTAATCATTGAGACAAGGGTAAATGATCAGAATGTTGAGGTTACCTTTAAAGATATACAGAACTCCGCAAAACGCATGAGCACATCAATCGCATCAGCAGAGGAAAAAACCAGAATTGCCATACAGAAGCAGATCGACACCTTTTCGAAGCTGAATAATCAGTATGCTTTACAGGAAAAGAAAGTAAATGAGCTGAAACAGAAAGTAGCTGCTTATAGCCAGCAAAAGATTCCTACAGCGGATTATAAGGAAGTTCAGGAACAGATAGGCAGGGCATCTATAAAATTGAGTGAACTTACTGCAAGACAAGAACGCTTCCTTGCGACTGGCGGCAGTCAGAACAGCAAATCATACAAAAATATGCAGTATGACATAGAAGAATTGACAAATACAGTCGCAATGGCAAAGGGCGAGTTAAAAGACTTGGAGGATACGGGGAAGGCATTTACATCCGGTATCAACACAGAACAGGCCCAGAAGGATATATCAAATCTGGAAAGAGAAGAAGCAAAGCTGCTTGACATGGGAAACCGGGTACAGACATCATTTGACTCAGTTAACCAGAAGATAAACGAATGCGGTGGAGAAATAACCAGATCTGCACGAGAATCTATACAATACGTAGGCATGCTCAAAAGCGCATTCCTTGGGTTAAAAATGGCAATTCGCGCTCCTGTGTCCCTGATGCAGAAATTTGGAACTGCTTTGAAAGAAAGAGGACCCCAGATAGCGGCAGCAGGTGTACGAAGCCTGAACGCAGCATTCAAGAAACTCGGGCGGATCGTAAATAACCTGTTCAAGAAGTTTATGAAACTTACATCCGGGGCAATTGTCGGAGGATTGAAAAAGCTTTCGTCGGGTATCTTCGGAATCAATAAATCAGCCAATAAAAGCACCAGTGCCCTTGGGAACATGACCAAGGCACTAAAAACGATACTAAAGTACACCGTTGGTATCCGAAGCTTATACATATTGGTCAATAAGATTCGCAGTGCTATCGTAGAAGGTTTTAAGAACCTTGCGCAGTACAGCGATTCTACGAATGCCAGCATTTCTATGCTGATGTCTTCCATGACACGGTTAAAGAATAGCCTTGCAACAGCATTCAATCCAATTCTTCAGGTGGCAGCACCGGCATTGACTAAACTGATAGATCTCTGTTCAAAGGCGGCGACATCCGTGGGAATGTTTTTTGCAGCTTTATCTGGCCAGAAGACATTTACCAGGGCAAAAGCAGTAAACCAGGATTACGCAAAGTCTCTGGAGAGCACCAGTACATCTACGAATAAGGCAGCAAAAGCCGCAGAAAAGCAGGCGAAAGCATTACAAAAAGCCCAGAAAGCGGCAAAAGGAGATGTAGCGGAATTTGATGAGCTGAATATTATGCAGAAGAATACTGCAGACACAGCTTCAGACCTTGCAGACACAGTTTCAGATAATGGAATCTCACCTTCGGATATGTTTGAAGATGTTCCCATTGAAAGCAAGATTAAAGACTTAGCCAACAAGCTGAAAAAGTATATCAAGTCAGAGGATTGGAAAGGACTTGGAGAATACATCGCAAAGCAGTTAAATAAAGGTCTGAAAAAGGTTTATGATGCAATAAACTGGAAGAATGCAGGACCGAAGATCACAAAGTTCTGCAAAGCTTTTACGGAATCATTTAATAGTTTGGTTGATAATCTGGACTGGGATCTCCTTGGAAGAACCATAGGCGCAGGAATCAACACACTTGTAAGAACATTTAATCTCTTATTCGGACCGGATGGCATTGACTTTGAGAACCTTGGGAAGAAATTCTCAACAGGACTTCGGGGAATGCTTGATGAGGTAAGCTGGACAGAACTTGGAAATGCGTTAGGCAATAAATTTATGATCCTCTGGAAAACCCTTGAGGGATTCGTAGACGATATGTCGACGAAGAACCAGGAAGGGCTGACCGGATGGCAGCAGTTAGGTGATGCAATTGCAGATACCCTTAACGGAACATTTGATAGAATTTCTTTTAAAGATATGGCCCATACGGTTGCAACTGGAATTAATGGCGTATTTGCAGCATTGCAGAAAGCAGTTGATGAGTTTAACTGGGAAGAATTTACTCAGAACATCAAAGACGGAATCAGTGAGTTTCTTCAGACAACAGACTGGCAAGCAAACGGAAAAGCTCTAGGAGACTTTATAAAACATTTATGCGAAACTATTCGCGGAGTGATGACGAAAGAAAATTTCAAAGAACTCGGAGAAGGAATTGGACAGTTTTTGTCAGAACTTCCTTGGGAAGAAATGTTGACAACTGCCGCAGGAGCAATCATGGATGCACTTTCAGGACTATTAGAAGGATTAAGTGAAACTTCTGCCGGGAAAGTTGCGGCGGCTTTAGCTGCGGCACTGATTGGAACAAAGGTGGTTTCAATAGTAGCAGGCGCTTTTAGTACGCTGCTTGGAAAAAGCATCGGAATGGGAATAGGAAGCGTCGTTGCGGCAGGCGGTATTGGACTGGCAATCGGTGAACTTATCAGCGTAAAATTACTTGGCGGAGAATATAAAAGTCCCAGTGAATTTGTAGAAGACAATATTATTGGCTATCAAAAAGGCGATATCACAGGAGCTATTAACGAATGGTTTAAAGATGTATTTGACGGCGTTAAACTGAGCGACGCTGATTTACAGGTATATCAGCAGTGGGAAGACACAATTATGAGCATGGTCAAAACTGCCGATATAACTGGGCAACAGGGATATCAGCTTCTGACTTATATGGACTCTCTTAAAAATGATGGAGAGAGCACTTCCCTTGCTATTTTGGAAATGAAAAACAAGATGGATGATCTTGGAATTTCAACAAAAACCTTTGAAGAAGCCTTAAATGGAACAGCTCAATCAACAGAAAAACTTAAAAACAGTACAGAAACAGCAACTGAGAAAACACAGGGATTTTCACAGGCAATGCAGGAGACAGACACCAGCACTCTGATTGAGAAACTGAACTCACTGAGGTACGCTTCTGACAAAGTAAGCTTTGCAGACTTGATTCTGAAATCAGCAGATGCAATCGACCAGATGGGCGGCATCTGGGAAAACGGCAAGCAGATTTTGGGAGAAAAAGCTCTTGCGATACATAATGAGATTGTAAATAATGGCTTAAACCCGGATAAAGATGGATTCTACACACTGGCAAACGGTCAGATGGTTCAATATGGACAAGGCATCAAGGACTATGAAAGTACTTTGAAACAGCAGACAAAAGATACATTAGACAGTAGCGTGATAGCCAGCATTCAGGAGGCACTTCCGGAACAGGAAAAGATAGGCGGAGATACTGGAAACCATTTCATAGAGGGATACACAGCAGCACTTATCGGAAATAACCGAGTAAAGACAGCTTACAAGGACGCCTTAGATGGAATAGATACCACTTCCGCAAAGGAAAAAGCAAAATCTGATGGTGAGGAACTGGCTAAGAATACCGGATCTGGATTTAAGAAAGGAATGGAAGCTGTTTCAGCAGAAGTGACCGAATCGGTCAACAACATGCTCGAAGATGATGTAAAAGATCCCGTCAAGAAATCCTTAGATATTCATTCGCCATCAGGCTGGTTTGCACAGATGGCAACCTATTGTGGTCAGGGATTTGGAAATAGACTGGAAGCAGCATTTGCACCTACATTTGATTTCTTTAGAAACTTCCGTACCCGTATCAATAACAACATTGGCAGTCTATACACAATTGGCTACAACGTCATGATCGGAATGAACAACGGCATGGTAGCAGGTGCTTCTGTCATGTACAACAATGCAAAGATTATTGCCAGCAATGTATCAAATACATTCCGAAATGCCTGGAAGATACATTCCCCATCCAGAGTGGCAGGAGAAATTGGTGGTTACTTCATGGAAGGAATGTATAACAAGATGGAAGAATGGAGTAATAAGATATTAAATATGCTGGGAAACTTCGGGAATTCTGTTACAAATGGAATGAAACTGGATATTCCAGAGCTGAAAGTACCAGTAAGTCTGACACTTCCAAAGAGTAACCTGCAGTCTTATATGCCGGTGATGGCATCCGGAACAATAGTCCCGCCAAAGACAAGTTATACAAAGAAGACAGACACACAGGAGCTTGAAGAAATGATCCAAAAGGTGATGATGTCACTTCCGAGCAATAACACTAAGACAGACGACAGCAGTATTGTGCAGAGCTTAAAAGAAGCTATTTCCGGAATGACAGTCACAGCTGATGGCAGGATAATCGGCTACTTACAGGAAAAGAACCTTCAAGATTTAAACAGAGGGGGACCTGGACTGTTCCCGTCCTACGCATAAGGAGGTGAGGATACATGGCAGACCTTACAAAGACATTGAACGATGGATTTAGTTCTGGAAGTTCTTCAGGATTCGAGGGATGGCTGCTCAAATTTGGAAGTAGAGAATTTCCTATGGAATGTATTGCAGAAGAAGGATACAGCTGCACACCTAACCAGCGACAGGAAGTAGAAGCCTGGCAGGATAACCGCGGAAACCTACATAGAGACACGGCCTCCCACTATCGTACAAAGATTGAGATCACAACCATGGATGAACTCACACGGGAAGATATACAAAATATACAGTCTGTAATGAACTCTTCCGTGGTAAATAAACAGGAACGAAAGTGTAAGATCACATACTGGAACGATGAAGATGGAGCATATAAAGATGCTACCGTATACATTCCGGATACTCAGTTTAAAATTAAAAGAGTAGACAGAAAAAAGAAAATAATCTACTACAGTTCAATCAGGATCGCACTGATAGAGTATTAAACCAGAGTGCATGGGTGTCACAGCTCATGTGCTCTTTATTTTATATATGGGAGGACAGATATGGCAACATACACGTTTGAATCATTACTAAATAAAGCGGATGGGATGACTAAAGTCAATGAATATGTTGTGCAGGAAAAGACTTTGGAAATAGAAGGAGCGTCTTGGTATCATTACGCCGGAAATGCTGTGAATAAACTTTATATAAACGGTAAAGGATATATTGGATTCGGGGCAGATGTGGAACACTTAAAGATGTTCTGGGCTAAAGCGGCGAACAACATAAATGACGTATATAGGCAAGAAGGAGTTCTTGACACAGGAGCTAAATTCCTGAAATTGAAGTTAAAAGGAATATATAATCATTATTATGACAAATACGCATATGAATACGAAGTTTTTCTATTTGATGACGGGAATATATTTGTATATATAATTAAAAGTGCGAAGAATGAATACAATACGCTATTTGGAGATTGTGAAGTCACAAATGGAAAGACCACAGATATTGTGTTAGCAGAATACCATAGCGATTTTAAAAAATATCCTATCAGTAGACTTATTAGCAATGCTGGAATAAAGCCAAAAGTAATCCGCTCGAAATACACACCGATAAAAGAAGCAGGGGTAAGAATTAAGACAAACCCTGCAGCAGTATACGTCCCAAACGCATTAGATTGGTCGGAATTGTCGGTAGAATCCTATGACTCATCAGGAAACACGAATGCAGTAAGTAATTTTACATTTCCCGATGTTGATGTATCTACAGTTGGAACAAAAACTGTAAAATTATCATATAAAACTTATAGCGTGCCTGTTGAAATCACTGTAAAAGAGGATACAGTCTTAGAACTTACAAAGTTCAATCTTCGCGATCATTATCTTCTAAATGAAACACTAGAGATATATTCCGTAACGGCAGTATGGGATAGTGGAAAGAATGAAACATTGACTTCTGGATTTGATGTTTCTGGATTTGACAGCGCTACTCCCGGCACAAAGGAACTGACGATTTCATATAAAGGAGCAGCCACAACAAAAAGTATATATGTCGCAGCTACCGCTACGTTAACCATTGATGGTGCCAAGACCGAATACTATATAGGTGATGATTTTGAAAGTGCTAACGGCATTATTACATACGATGATGGAGAAGAAGAGAGTGTTTATGAATTAATATATTCTGGATTTGATAACACGATTGCCGGAGAACAGGTTATCACAGCGACTGTAAGAGGATTAAGCACCACATACACAGTACACGTATCCGATACGGTTACTGCAAATATTGGGGCAAATGTAGGAACAGATGCCATAGCTTCGCTTAACCTGATTACTGGTCTATTAACGGTTTCGGGAACGGGCGATACAAAAGATATAGACACCCCAAGTTATTTTGGCGGTGGAATTTTTGACGGAAAAGGAGATCACTCTAGTCAAGTCAAAAAAATCGTAGTCCAAGAAGGTATTACTGGATTAATTGGAGCTTGCTTTTATGGCATGTCAAATGTTACAGAAGTGTCACTTCCATCTACATTAAAGACAATAGGGCAAAGCTGCTTTTCCGGTTGCTCACTAATTACAACATTATTACTTCCAGAGGGACTGGAAACATTGCAAGGTGGATGTTTCTATAACTGTAGCGGATTGACAGAATTAACATTGCCATCGTCATTGAAAGAAATAACAGGAACCATAATCGACAATAAAAACGCAGTATTAACCATTCTGAGCAGAACTGTTCTGATTGGCGAATACTCGATTTATGTAAAGACAATTCGCGGATATGTTGGTTCAACAGCAGAGACTTATGCAAATAGCAACAATATCCAATTTGAAGCAATCAATAATATTTTAAAGATTGAAATAGTCAACTATCCATCAAAAACTTATCATGTCGGAGAAACGATCTCCAAAGCAGATTTAACTGTACAGATAACCCTTGAAGATGGAACTGTACAGGAAACAGATTTGTATGAATTAAGTTATGATTTCAGTTCGACTGGGACAAAAACTGTAAAAGTATTTATAGGTGATAAAAGTGATACATTCAACGTTGATGTAACAACGTATAAACTTTCTGAGGTCGTTAATACTTTAACTGGGATGCAACTAATAGAGAACTCCGGACAGGATGATGGGACAGATATACTGGATGGCGTTAGCTGGTTTAGATTCAACAATGTGATCGCAGATAAACTCTATGTTAACGGAAACAACTGGATTGGATTTGGGGTATCTTCAGAGCAGTTAAAAATTTGTAACCGTGATGGAGTTACGCATAATATTTACAGGATGGAAACTGCATTAGACGGTGGTATAAAACTTCTTAAAATACGAGTAGAAGGATATACATATTTTGCAGCCCCTGAAGCACATGAAAGCCAGATAAAATATGAATTATTCTTATTTAACAATGGCGATATGTACCTGAACGTAATCCAGTCTCCTGCATCTACAAGCACCTATGCCGGAACATCTAGCTTAACTAGCAACGGCAAGACTACAAACTTGTCATTGAACGGAGCTACGCCGGAAAATCCAGTACAGGTGTCGTTCATACACCAGGACGAGTCTGGACTTGATTGGAATATTTCTTATAGACCATATAATTTTGCATCACTTGTTGGAATCAAAGTAGCGCAATTGCCCGATAAAACTAGGTATATGATTAATGAAACGTTTAAATCTTCTGGGCTTATCATTAATGTTGTCTATGATGATGGTAGTTCAGGAGTGATTAAAAAATATACCTTGTCATCCCCAGATATGACATCGTACGGTAGTAAAAGTATAACGGTAACATTCGAGAGCTTCACGACCACATTCGACATTATGGTTGTAGATGTAGCCAAAATCGAAGTAACAAGTCTTCCGACAAAAACGAGATACTATGAAGATGACGAATTTTTATCCAGTGGAATAATTGTATCTCAGGTATACACGGATGGGATTAAAGAAGAAATTGCGGGCTATTCTCTTTCAAGTCCAGATATGTCATCTGGTGGAGAGAAGACAATAACAGTAACTTATAATAAGTTTACGACTACATTTACAATCACGGTAATTGGTGTATCTGGGATAGAAGTCTCTAAAACGCCGATAAAGACAGAATATTACACAAACGACAGTCTCGATGCGTCCGGTCTCGAAGTGATATCCAAATACACAGACGGAACATCAAGGAAGCTGACAGATTATAGTGTATCAAAATTTTATAGTTCTTCTGCAGGTGAAAAAGAAATTTCCGTAACGTATAAAAGCTATACAGCCACATTCAAAGTAACAGTGTATGAATTGAAAGGAATCCGAATTTCGCATTATCCAAACAAGATTTATTATAAAATTGGAGAAACATTCGACCCATCAGGGCTAACTGTTGTGGAAGTAAGGAATGATGGAAGTGAAAAAGAAATTACAGACTATACAATATCTGGTTTTGACAGTTCAAAAGCAGGGTCGAAGACCATAACAGTATCTTATAACATGACTTCTGACGGCATTACCAGATTTGTTGGTTCCGACAGCTTTCAAATTAAAGTAACAAACGATGGCAAAAATCCATTTGACAGCAGTATAGGAGAAACTGAGGAAAATACAGAGCCAGTCTACGTGACAGTACACTGGATAGATGGAGAGTTTGAGGATCTGACTCATGAAAATGGCGGTATAAAAGCGAATACTTTTGTTCTTCAGGAGTCCATCTGTTCTGAGCAGTATTTTATATTCGGCGGTTGCATCTCAAATCAAGTGTCGTTTGAAACAGGTCATAAACAGTTCTGGGGAACCGATGAAGACTCATATCCGTCAGGAAGGATTGAGGTGTATCTGGAATGCAATAAAACAAAGATAAAGGTATTCACAGGCAGGATTGCAAGTGCAGAGAGGACTTCTATCTATTCGACAAGGAAGATTGTAGCCTACGATTATCTGTATGATCTCAGAAACACAGATATTGCAAGATGGTACAAAAGCCAGATTGCTGATAAGAAGAAAAAACTTACACAGAAACAGTTCCGCGATATGTTGTTTAAATTCTTAGGCATTGAACAGGTATCTACAAAGCTGCACTGGGATGATGCTTATGTGCCATATACAAACAATGCGAATGAGATAAATGCGGTTAATGTTATAAAAGACCTGTGCCTTCAGAATGACCGATTCGGATGGATGAATAGGGATGGCAAGTTTGAATACCTGAAACTTCGCCAGAACAGTCAGGAAACAGGCGAGACTACTTCCGGAAAGAAGATTTACAAATATTATGATAATGCAGAGGTGCACCTTGATACATTCAAAAGCTTTTGGGCGAAAGAGGGAAGAATATGGTTTCCGCATACGATTTATACTGATCCGGATCCTAACAGAGCCTTCGGTTTCACGGCTGGCGAACCAACTGCACAGGAAGCATATGAAAACAATGTCTTCTATAACCGAAACAGCTTCTTTGTAGGGAATGAGGACTGGATGGATTATGTATGGAACGCGGACGAATATGGCGGAATCAGCAGAGAAAAGCCGATTATCAACATCTGCTATGGCACTTTTGTAAATCTGGATTTGCGAAAGTTTTACAGGGCGCAGGCCTACACAGTGGAAGCCATTGGAAACCCGCTCAATACAGTCGGACAGACAATAGAGCTGCGCAACACAAAGCAGATGGAAGATGGGACAGAATTAGAGTGGTATGTACATTCTTACATCATGAGCAGGACTTTGAAGCTGGGAAACAGCCAGTTGATTGATACTTACAGTGCAAATAATGCACCGTTCAATTCAAATAGACGACAGCTTGGAAAAGATACACCTGAGATATCCGCGACCGTAAACCGCACCCGATCAGAAATGCCAGTGGTAAGTTATGGATTCTCAGATGGTACGAGCGATTTTACCCCGGCTGCTGTTTCTGCTTCTGGAAACACTACAAAAAAGACAGCATTACGTTGTATGAAACGCATCAAAAAAGACGATTACGATAACCTTCCCGCAGCAATTCGTACCAGGGATGACACTATTTTCATGACATACAAGGAGAACTAAATGGCAATAGAGTATAAAGCTTTTTCCGGTGGAAGAGAAATAGATGGTTTTTATTCTGGTGGAAAAGAGATACAGGAAATATGGGGCGGTGACACACTTTTGTGGAGAAAGAAAGAGGATGTAGTTGAAGAAGATCCATGGTGGTTTGACTATGATCTGTATGCACGGTTTAAAAACCCTGCACCGTACAAGAGAGCAGAAGTTTGCTTCTCAGTACAAGCTAAATATGGAGTTCAATATGTCAATTTAGCATATGGATTTTGTGTGCGGGTGGTAAATGGAATATATATGGTTACAGCGGCGGCTGTGGACAATTCCAAGATGGAAGGGAGATATTACAATGGTGATACATCAATGGTTCCAACATGGAGACTTACAACGGATACTGGCGATACGGAATTCGCGTATTCTGATTCTGCAAATTGGGACGACATCTTAAAAAAATACAGCCTTTATAATACCAATCCGGAAAACGTACCGTTTTACTCATGGGGCGGGGCATTTGAAGAGAAACCGTTTTGGTTTAAGGATAGTGACAAACAGGCAGGGGTGCTTGATGTAACTTCTCCTAAAATAGCGGGCAGTGATGAACCAGAAGGTAAATATTATTATTATCCATCCAGACTTTTCAGCAGCGTGGGTGCTATGAAAAGATGGCTACTTGACATGTATAATAATCCGGATAAATGGTGGACAGATAAATAGTGATGCAGGAGGATAAATATGATGAATATTAGAGCAGAGCCGTAACAGGCTCTTTTATTATCCGCAAATTGCGCCCGCGCAAATAAGAAAAAGGAGGAAAGCAGAATGAAATCAAACGGATCAAGCTTCGTGGACGGACAGGCTTACAAAGATGGCGAAGAGATATGGGATCTCGGAAGCCTGGTATGTACAAACGTTCCACTCCGTGGAGTAAGGAATTATGAGGGATTAAGTAAGGACGCAGATAAGCTTCCACATTACAAAGACCTGTCAACCGGAAGCTCCTGCCTGATGCTGGATACAGGAGACTTCTACAAATATGAAAAAACAACAGATACCTGGTATCTGATTTAAGGAGGGATGAAAAATGCGAGGAGACGACGCATATGCAATCCTCAAAAAGAAAATGCAGGATATGCAGGGTGAAAAGATACAGGAATCTGTAAACAGATACTTTGATGAGCATCCTGTCCAGGCAGGAGCTACTGCGGAACAGGTACAGCAGATTGAGCAGAATAAAAAGGATGTTAATTCGCTAAGGGAAGATATATCCACCAAAATCACTAAATTCTACGCCAGTTCGCAGGGCGAAACTCATCTTGCTGATTCTGACAATGGCAAAATTATGGATATGATGCTGTATGGGAAGTCTGAGCAGAAACAGTATTCGGGGAAAAATTTGCTGAATGCTACTTTGCAGACTACTACAGTGAATGGTGTTACTTGTACAAACAACGGTGATGGAACTTATACTATAAATGGTACAGCTACGTCGGATACTCTCTTTCATATAGGATATTTCATTTTTGAAAAAGATACAAAATATAAAATTGTCGGATGTCCTCAGGGTGGTAGCTTAAACACATTATATAGATTAGACGGTTCACTGAATGCTAATTCAGATACAGGAAACGGGATTGTATATTCCGGAGATGGAAACAAAAGAAATGCCAGAATTGTTGTGTTCAATGGGGCTAGAGTAAACAACCTCCTCTTCAAACCAATGATAACCACTGACCTAACCGCCACCTACGATGATTTCGAACCCTACACCGGCGGTCAGCCGTCACCCTCTCCTGATTATCCGCAGGAGATTAAGAGCGTGGTGAATCCGACTGTGAAGATTGTTGGGAAGAATTTACTTAAAGCCACATTGCAGACTACTACACAGAATGGCATTACTTGTACGGCAAATGGAGATGGAACGTATACGTTGAATGGAACTGCTACAGAAAGAACAGAGTTTATTATTGATGTTTTTAATATCGACATTTCAAAAAAATATAAACTTATTGCATTTACTAAAGAAAGAAGTTATATAAATTGTTTCATACAATTAAATCAAAGCCCTTGGACTATATATGGCGCATCGACAGACTCCCAAGTAACAATTACAGATTCTAAAAATATTCGTTTAGTCATTGCTGTAATAAAAGGTACTACATTATCTAATGAAATCATCAAACCAATGATCGTAGATGCTTCCCTATACCCAGATGCCACCTACGATGATTTCGAACCCTACCACGAACAGACCGTCACCCTCCCATACACATTAAACGCAATCCCTGTAAGCTCAGGTGGTAACGTCACAATCGATGGCCAGCAGTATGTAAGTGATTATGTGGATGTGGAACGTGGGAAATTGGTGAGGCGTGTTTTAAAATTTGATCCTTCATTGCTAAGTGTCAGAAGGAAGGATGATGAAAAAACATTATTTACATATGATAAATTTGACAATAATAATATGTATAAAAAAGTACATGGTGAAATTATTGCTGAATGCTCACATTTAAAAGTAACGCAAAATACTGCTATTGGAGCTGATCAAGAATTTAAAAATGGCATCCATGTTTCATTTTATGTAGCAGAAGACGGCCAAGGTAATAGCAATGTAATATACATTTGTGTGCCGCCAGCCTGCGGAACTACAGCATTGGAGTTTTTAGAGTGGTCGAATAAAAATGCATTCGAAATCATTTACGAACTTGCCACACACACCGAAATCGACCTTACTCCCGAAGAAATTACCGCATTCAAAGCACTTGCAACATATTATCCAACCACAAATATATCTATCAATTCCGAACAGCTTGACGGATATACAGTATTCAATTATCCAATTTCAATGGAGAACGGTTGGAACTATGTAAAACAGCAGATAGGCGATACGAGAAATTATATCTATGATATGGATGCACGTACTCAGGATACTGATTTACAGGCGGCAGAAGCCTATGTCAACAGCGAATATGCAGTAGCATTAACAGAATTGGAGGTATGATTATGTTATATAGAACATTACTAAAACTTAAAGAGAGAAACGGTCTGACAGATGATTTAAAGAATAAGATTGATATTTTCTTTGCAACTGGCAGGATTACCGAGGAACAGTATAATGAGCTGATGGACGTTAACAAGGAAGAAGAACCGAAATCAACCAGTTTAGAAAATTGAACAAAATAGGAGAAAATCAAAATGGAATTTAATATCAAGACCAGGCTTGCTCATGCTTGAGGGCTTTAGTTAACTAAACATTTTTCGACAGTGTTAGAAATTATATTTTTTCACATAAGGAGAAAACCATCTTGTTGAAAATATGTTCTTTTTTATTGTATAATAAAAATAAAAAAGGACGAATCAAAGGATGAAACATTATCGCGCAAATGTAGTAGTACCAAATGAGGGGAATAATGAAATTTCATATGTAATAAAACTTAAAAATAAATGTAGGTTTGAGCTTAACGAGTGTTATTTTACAATGTATAAATCGGCATTTGATGAATACAGCGAGTCTGATTATTTTTGCATTGATTTAGTGACGGAAAAAGACAAAAAAGAAGCCGAGAATATAATGAGACATGCAATAGATTTCCTTGTTTATATTACACAGGTTCCATATGAATTAGAGCATATAACAGAAGACACAAACACAGAGATTGCTCCAATTGATATAGGAGTAAGTAGAAAGAAAATTTTGAATCTAAAAGAATTAGATTGTCAATATAAAAGAATTAGAGGAAAAAAAGAATTACTTCAAAATGTCTTAAGATTGTATTCGCTGGCTTTAAAATATATTATTCTGTTAGAAGATGTTGAAGAGTCATATTTTGCGATGTTTAGAGTTATAGAAAAAATTGTGAAGGATGAATTTGGAATTGAGCATGCAACAATATCAAATGGATATGATGATATAAGGAATTCCATTAAAAAAATAGCTGAAAAATCTTATGGAATTAAATTAACATCAAAAAAATTAGACGCTATTTCAGGAACAATATCGAGTGAATTGTTTAATAATGTATTTTCAGACGTTTATTCCAAAATTGCATGGTTTTGCAACAAAAAAGAGATAAAGTATGATGAAAATATTTTGGCTAAAGCGGTTAAGATTAGAAATAAACTTGCACATGGGGAATACATTCGCATTAACCGTGAAAGCGAAGAATATAACTTGGTAATTGAATTAGCCAATAAATGTATACGCAAAAAGTTTTTTAATAATGTAAAGAATTGTTATTTGGAAGCTGATATTGAATCCATGTATGAGAATAATAAGTCTTGAGAAAGGTTGCAATCCAAAGGGTGAGATTACGAAAAAAACTTCACATAAAATATGAAGTTAAAAAGCAGAGAGGGCAGAAATGCTCTCTTTTTGTTTAGGAGAAATTTATGAGAAGAATCAGAGCGGAGCCGAGAGGCTTCTTTTATTTTATCCAAAATTGCGCCGGCGCAAACCGGAGAAAGAGTGAAACAGTGAAAGAAATACTCATGCAGACATATACTATTGTATTACCGGTTCTTTTAGGGTATATAGTCTGGCTCTTGAAAAACCAGAAGAAAGACCGGGATGCAAATAGTAAGGGGACTATGCTCCTGCTCCGCGTGCAGATGATAGAGTATCATGCAAAGTACACAAAGTTCGGAAACATTCCATCGTATGCGTACCAGAACTTCTGTGAAATGTACGACGCCTATCATGCGTTAGGTGGGAATGGTATGGTGACCAAAATGAAGCAGGAAATTGATGAATTACATATCAAACAAAAAGGAGAATGACTATGGAACAGATCATTAACTATGTAAAACCGGAACTCATCGTAGTAACAATTGCCTTATATTTTGTAGGCATGGCACTCAAACAGGCACAGGCAGTAAAAGATAAGTATATCCCACTTATCCTTGGCGGAATCAGCATTGCAATCTGCGCGATCTATGTGTTTGCCACCTGCACCTGCGGTACCGGACAGGATATTGCAATGGCAATCTTTACAGCAATCACACAGGGAATCCTGATTGCTGGTCTTTCTACATATGTGAACCAGATTGTAAAACAGGCAAATAAAGACGAATGATTCAGGGGATGAGGAATCATCCCCTTTGGAGGAAATGCTTATGGATAAGCAAAATATAACTGTGTTGAGAAAAATACTGTACGCAGTGGAATCCGGAGATCAGGTATATGGTAAGCAGGATTATTCCTGCTTTGCCGGGGTCGGAGCGAACTGTAGCAATGAAAAAGCTATTACGATCGGTGCGGGGCAGTGGTACGCAGGAGAAGCAAAAGAACTGTTATACCGGATTCAGAGAGCAAACCCGAAGCTATTCAAAGACATGGATAATGCAGGTATGGAAAAAGACCTGCTGATGAAGAGCTGGGATACATACGCCGTAACAGCGGAATCTGCGAAAGGACAGTGCATTGTAAGTATCATCAGCACTGACCTCGGGAAGAAATGCCAGGACGAGTATATGGAAGACCAGATACGAACATACACCCCGACTATCGAAAAAGCCTACGGAACCATGCCAGACACCGCAATGATGGAATGCATCAATATTCTACATCAGGGTGGTTTTGATGCACTGAAGAGGATCTTGTCTAAAACTCCGGAACCATATACCGCAGATAAGATTTACACAACACTGCGTCAGGATCCTGCAGACCCGACACCGAACCAGGTTGGTGACTATGAAGGCAGACAGAAAGCGGTAATCAACATGATTCGGAAGTATGCTGTGACTGCGGAAAGAAAGGAAGATACGACAATGACAAAAACAGAAAAAGCAATCAAACAGATGGAATCATGGGCGGCAGACAATTCTCATGGATATGATCAGATATACAGATGGGGAGAAAAAGGAGATTACGACTGTAGTTCAGCAGTGATCAGCGCATGGCAGGCAGCAGGCGCCCCAGTCAAGACAAAAGGAGCAACTTACACAGGCAACATGAAAGCGGTATTCCTTTCCTGCGGCTTCGCTGACGTGACCAGTAAGGTTAACCGATCGACTGGCTCAGGACTCCAGAGGGGAGATGTGCTGCTGAATGAGACGCATCATGTTGCAATGTACTGCGGAAATGGAAAAGAAGTAGAAGCATCTATAAACGAAAAAGGTACTGCGACAGGCGGACAGCCGGGAGATCAAACCGGAAAGGAATTCCTGGTAAGAAGTTATCGAAACTATCCGTGGGATTGCGTTCTGCGGTACCAGGAAAGCAACTCTGGAAGTACAACAATAACCACCGAAAAAGTGGCATATGCAGCCAGAATAAGCAAAGACACCCAAACGTTCGTGGACGCCGGCAAGACAAAATCAACCCTGTGGCCGAAGATAAAAAAGAACACCTTGGTGGATGTGATCAAAGGAGCAACTATCAAAGACTCTGCCGGAAAGAAATTCTACCTTGTTCGACTCGGACACCCGTCTGAGGGATTCGTACGAGAATACGTGCTGGCAGGAAGTTTTAAGAAGATAAAATAA